AGGAATTAAAAAAGTAGGTGGAGGTAGATGGCTAATGAACAAAACTTAATGTCGATACAAGAAGTTAACTCGAGAAGAAGTCGAGAAGAACATAGAAAAGATAGTTCAAAAGGTGGAAAAAAATCAGCTGAAATAAAAAGACAAAGAAAAGCAATGAAAGACACCATGAAAATGCTTTTAAATTTAGATTTACCAGAATCAGAAGGCAAAGAAAAATTGAAAGAAATGGGAATAGAGGAAGAGGACTTAAATGTACAGACTGCAATATTAACTAATCAAGTTCAAAGAGCATTGAAAGGCGATTTAGATAGTGCAAAATTTTGTAGAGATACATCAGGAGAATATATAGGAGCTGAGGAAGAAAAAGAAGAAATAGAACATTACAAAGTTTCTATACCTGCTAAAGATATTCCACCAGCATTTATAAACATTTATAGAAGTATATTAAATAGAGAATATACAGAGTATTGGCTTGAAGGCGGAAGAGGAAGTATTAAATCTACTTTTGCAAATGAAATATTAATAGATTTATTAGAAAACAATCCTAAAATGTGTGCAATCATAATTAGAAGATACACAAATACATTAAGAGATTCAGTATATGCACAAACAGAATGGACGATTTCTCAGTTCTCAGAAACGTTTGAAGGATTACAAGATAGTTACGAATTTAAAGTAAGTCCTATGGAAATAACAAAAATTTCTACAGGTCAAAAAATATATTTTAGAGGGACTGATGACCCAGGAAAAATAAAATCAATAAAACCTCCAAAAGATATGTATATAGGAATAATCCTTTATGAAGAATTTGACCAAATACAAGGAATGAATGCAGTAAGGAAAATAAATCAATCTATCGTAAGAGGTGGAGATGATTTTATACAGCTATATGTATATAATACGCCACCAAGTAAACAACACTTTGTAAACAAAGAGAAAAAGATACTTAAAAAAAATAGATTAGTATATTTAACAGATTATAGGTCTGCTCCAAAAGAATGGTTGGGGCAGGCTTTTATTGATGAAGCAGAATTTATAAAAGAAACTAATCCTAAAGTTTATGAAAATGAATATTTAGGATTAGAAACTGGAGATGGTGGAAATGTATTTGAAAACTTAGAGATTAGAGAAATAACAGATGAAGAAATCAAGAAATTTGATTGGATATATAAAGGAGTTGACTGGGGGTGGTATCCTGACCCATTTGCATATAACAATATGTACTATAACAGTCAACAAAGAACATTGTACATTTTTGATGAATTGGATTGCAATAAAAAATCAAATGCTGAAACATGGCAAATGTTAAAAGACAAAGGGGTAACAGAAGAAGATTTAATAACAGCTGATTCATCAGAAAATAAGTCTATAGGAGATTATAGAGATTATGGCTCTAACATAAGAGGAGCGATTAAAGGACCAGGAAGTGTAGAATATAGCATGAAATGGTTATCAAGTTTAAGTAAAATAGTAATAGACAGGCAAAGATGTCCTAATACGGCAAGAGAGTTTGAAGAATATGAATTTGAAAAGGACAAAGATGGAAATGTAATAACAGGATATCCAGACAAAAATAATCATCATATAGACGCAGTAAGATATGCATTAGAAAGAGTATGGAACAGGAGAGGAGAATAATGTTTCAGATAATATTAAATTTTATAAAAGGAGTAATAGGAAAGATGTTTAGTAAAGGTACTATACAAGATGCTCTAAATATAGAAATAGCAATATCAAGCGATATGGCAAAAGCAATTACGTTGTTTGAGAAAATATATGTTAATGAAGCACCTTGGTTAAAAGAAGATGAAGTAGAGAGCTTAGAATTAGGTTCATCAATTGCAAATGAGTTTACAAGACTAACAACTTTAGAAATGAAATCGGACATAACAGGAAGCACAAGAGCTGATTTTTTAAATAAGCAATATCAAAAAGTAAAAGACAAACTAAATGAAAATCTTGAAATAGGAAATGCAGTTGGTGGATTAGTATTTAAACCATATGTAAAAGATGGACAGATATATGTCGATTTAGTAAAAGGTAGTTGCTTTTACCCTACAGAGTTTAACAGCTCGGGAGATATTATAGCAGGAATATTTACAAGTCAAATAACAAAAGGTAATGACATTTACACAAGACTAGAATATCATAAGTTCTATGAAAATCCTCTAGAAAACGATATAAATTACATAATAAAAAATGTTGCATATAAGAGTAATAACAACTCTATATTAGGAACAAAAGTAGATTTAATTCAAATATCCGAATGGGCAAACATACAAGAAGAAACAGCTATACAATACGTTGAAAAACCATTGTTTAGCTATTATAAGCCACCAGTTGCGAACAATATAGAACCAGAAAGTCCAGTTGGAGTGTCTGTATATGCAAGAGCAATAAATTTGATTAAAGAAGCAGATAGACAATGGGGAAGAATAGTTTGGGAATATGAGGCGTCAGAAAAAGCTGTATATGTTGATGAATTGGCAACAAAACCAAGTCAAAGTAAAGATAAAAAACGATCATTTACAGTAAACAAGTTAAAAGGAAGATTATATAAAGCATTAAACACAGGAGCTGAAAAATCAGATTTCTTTAAAGACTATTCTCCTGAAATAAGAGATGAAGCTTTATGGAGAGGGCTAAACAAGACATTGCAAAGAATAGAGTTTAATGTTGGATTAGCTTATGGTACTTTATCAGAACCTAATACAGTAGATAAAACAGCGACAGAGATAAAATCAAGCAAACAAAGAAGTTATGCAACAGTGTCTAAAATGCAAGAAAATCTGCAAAAAGCATTGGAAAACTTAATATATGCAATGGATGCATTAACAACACTATACAATTTAGCACCTCAAGGAAATTATGAGGTGTCTTTTAATTGGGATGATAGTCTAATAGTTGATACTGAACGAGAACAAATGTTACAAATGCAAGAAGTAAATGCAGGACTAAGAAGTAAGATAAAATACATAATGTTTAGATATGGACTAACGGAAGAGCAGGCAAAACAGGAACTTGAATTGATTAATCAAGAAAAACAGACAAATGCTGAAATATTTGGCTTTCCAAAAGAGGAGTGATGTAAATGCTAACTCCTGAACAATGGAATCAAATAGGAAAACAAGCAGAACAAATCTACAGTCAATTAGAATTAGAAATAATACAAGAAATAGCAGAAAGAATAGCTAATGTCGGTTATGCAAACACAGTTGTCTTAAACGACATCCTTATAGCTCAAGAAATGGGATTGATGTATCAAGATATCATAGAGATAGTTGCTAAATACAATAATACCTCAGTAAGTCAAATTCAAAATATATTTGAAACTGCTGGGGTTAAATCTTTAGAATATGACGACAAGATTTATAGATTAGCAGGATTAACTCCAACATCTTTAAAACAGAGTGCAAGTATGTGGAGATTATTAGAAGCTACAGCATTAAAAACAAATAATAATTTAAGTAATCTAGTAATGACAACTGCAAGCTCTTCCCAAACACAATTTTATAATGCAATGAATAAAGCATATATGGAAGTAAGTACAGGAGTAAAAAGTTATTCTCAATCCATTATAGATACAATTAAAGAAATAAGCAATCAAGGAGCTTATATAACATATCCAAGTGGAAGAAAAATGAGTATTGAGAGTGCAGTGAGAATGAATATTGTAACATCAGTAAATCAAACTTGTGGAAAATTACAATTAATGAGAGCAGATGAAATGAATTGGGATTTAATGGAATTGACAGCACACGCAGGAGCAAGACCAGAACATGCAGAATGGCAAGGTAAAGTAGTGAGTAGAAGTGGTCAAAAGGGTTATTTAAGTTTAGATGATATAGGATATGGAGAAGCAACAGGATTTAAAGGTGTGAATTGTAGACATGATTGGAGACCTTATTATAAAGGTTCTAGTTTAACATATAGTAAAAAAGAGTTAAAAGAAATGAAAAATTCAAAAGTTAAATGCAATGGAAAAGAAATGTCTTTGTATGATGCTCAACAAACACAAAGAAGAATGGAAAGACAAATAAGGCAAGATAAAAAAGATATTGCAGGACTGCAAGGAGCATTAACAAGCAATAATAAAGATCTAAATATAGAACAAGTACAAAAAGAATTGCAAGATGCACAAACAAAAATGAAGATACATAACAGTACGTTTAACAATTTCTTAGATGAAACAGGATTTAGAAAAGATTATTCAAGATTACAAATTTAGTTAATTAAGGCACTTTAATAGGTGTCTTTTTTATATACAAAATTCGTCTACTTGTAGGACGTGAATAAGTACAAGCCTACACGTGAAGAGAAACACGTACAAAATCGTAGTAGGAGAAAGGAAACAGTATGAAGAGAAAGTTTTTAGAAGATTTAGGACTTGAAGATGAAGTTGTAAACAAAATTATGGCTGAAAATGGAAAGGATTTAACAGAACTAAAAGCAAAAGTTGATGACTTAAATGAACAAATAAACGTTAAAGAAACAACGATTAAGCAAAAAAATGACAAAATAACAGAACTTGAAAAAGTTGACATTGAAGCCATGAAAAAAGAACAATTTGACCTAGGCAAAGCGGAAGGTTCTAAAGAAGTTGAAGATTTTAAAAGACAAAATGCTATAGACAAAGTCTATAACGAAGAGTTTGAAGTTGATGGAAAGAAATACAAAGTTAAGGATAAGAAAGGATTGCAAGGTTATTTAGATAATGAAAAAATTAAATATGAAAATAACCAAGTAAGCGGATTAGTTGAACAATTTTCAGAGATTGTTAAAACTAGTCCTTATTTATTTGAAACTGATATTAAAAATCCACAATTTGCAGATTCAACACCAGGAACTAATTCGAATAAAGACAATGAAAATGCATTAAGACAAGCGATGGGATTAGAACCTAAAAAAGATTAAAAAGAAAGGAAAATTAAAATATGGGAAACAATATTCAATTATCAAAAAATTATGTACCTTTACTAGACGAGGTTTATAAAAAAGCTAGTACAACAGAAGAATTTAATGCAGATGCATCTACAGTTAGAATGGGAGCAAATGCAAATGAAATTTTAGTAGCAAAATTAAGTATGGATGCATTAAAAGATTATTCAAGAAATAGCGGATATACGAAAGGAAACGTTGACTTACAATGGGAAACATTAAAATTTAACTATGATAGAGGTGTTAAATTTGTTGTTGACGAAATGGACAATGAAGAGACAATTGAATTATCATTTGGAAAATTAGGCTCTGAATTTGAAAGAACAAAAGTAGCACCAGAAGGAGACGCTTTCTTCTATGCAACTTTAGCAGGAACAGAAGGAATTTCAAAGGTTGAAGCTGGTCAAACATATGCAACAGGAGAAGAAGTTTTAGATGCTTTAAGAGCAGCACAAAACAAGATGGATGAAGACGAAGTACCAGCAGAAAATAGACATTTGAGAATTACACCAACATTATTAAGATTGGCTCAAAGTGTAAAAACATATGAGAATAAAGGAGTTTTAGACGAATTTGCATCTATCAAGAAAGTTCCACAATCAAGATTCTATACAGCAATTGATTTATTAGATGGAACATCTGAAAACGAATTAACTGGTGGTTACAAAAAAGCAACTACTGGAAAAGACATAAACTTTATGATTATAGAAAAATCTGCAGTAATTAAATACGACAAACATAAAGCTAACAACATAATTAGACCTGAGGACAATCAAGAATCTGACGGGTATATGCAAAAATATAGAAAATACGGAATTGTTGATACATATGAAAATAAAGTATCAGGAATTTATTTAAGCCACAAAGCTTAATTGAAAGGAGGTATTATATATGGCAACAACAATAGGAATGGGAGCAAAGAAAAAAACTAAAAAAGAAGAAAGCAAAAAAGTCATAGAATTAAACGCTAAAATAGCAAAATTAGAAAAAGAAAATGCTGATTTAATTAAAAAGGTAGAAGAAATACAAAAAGAAAACGAAGAATTAAACGCTAAAATAGCAGAGCCAGAAAAACCTGTTAATTCTTAAGGAGGCAAGGTATGCTTAAATACATAACTGATGAAGAATATGTAGAGTTGTTAGGTAGTGAAAGCATACCTGACAACTTTAAAAATTTAGTAATAAAAGCAAGTAATTATATTAATTACAACACTCATGGGAGAATCGATAAAAACAATATTCCAGAGCAAGTAAAATATGTTACTTGCTTAATTATTGATTTAATAAATGAAGAAGAAACAAAAATAAGTGAAATTGGAAGCTTGAAATCACAAAATATAGAAGGCTGGTCAGAAAGTTATGCTACTCCAGAAGAAATAAAAGCAGATTACAACAATAAAAAACAATTTGTATTAAAAGAGTATTTATGGGATGAAATCGGAACAGATGGATTGCCTCTATTGTATAGTGGGGTGTGCTAAATGAATAAGAAGTTTTTTAAGGATAAAATAACAATCTATCATTTTAATAATGATGAAACTGTTACGAGATTGCCTTTTGAGGCGGTTTATTTTAGACACAATAAAAAATCAAACCTAATCGATAAGCGGACAAGAAAAAGGGAGTACAGGTTCAATAACAATACCTACAGATGAACAATTAATTATTTCTACTAATGATTACGTAGTTGAAGGAATCATAAAAGGTGAATTTGACGAAAAAACATTAATGAAGAAATATCAATTATTCAAAGTAGTGTCAGTTGATGATAACAGAAAAGGTGGACTACAGCATTACAAAATAGGAGTATCTGAATAATGCAAATGAATGTCAAAGTAAAAATGAATAGCAATAGCAAGATAATAAAAGACCACCGGCTTAGATGAAAATGGAAGGGTAACAGAATGCCTAAGAGACACTGTTTATCGTTTATATGAGCCTTATGTTCCAAGAAAAGGTGGAGACTTATATAGAAAAGTAACATTCCCTAACAAACATTCTATAAGACATGCTGGACCTTATGCTCATTACCATTATAAGGGTAAAAAAGCAATAGGAGCTTCAAGGCCAAAAGGAGTAAAAAGAACAATATCTAATGAAGATATGAAATATCAGGGAGCACCTAAAAGAGGACCCGAATGGGAAAAAAGAATGATGAATGATAGAAGAAAAGATGTTGTAAAAGATGTTGAAAACTTTATAAAAAATGGAGGCAAGTAATGGAAAAATCAAAAATGGAATTAATAAAAGAATATATAGAAAGTTGCCCTCTACTAGAAGGGGATAAAATAAATGTTGATTATTTAGATGATGAAGTCTATTCATATTCAATCGATAGAACACCAAGTAATCCAGTATTAAAGAAATTTAATGATGGAACTGGTGGAAAATATCAAATCACTTTTGATTTTACAGTTACTGCACCAATTTCAAGTAGAGTTGTAACAAATCTTGCTAATTCTAAATTTGGAGAAGATTTTATGGAGTGGATAAAAACGCAACAAATGCGAAGAAATTTACCTAAAATAAATGGTGCTCATTCAATAGAATGTACAAGTCCAAGTTACATTTTACAGAAAACAGATACAACAGCAATTTATATTATTCAAATGAATTTCACATATTACGAACTATCTTAACGGATAGTTCTATTTTTTTATAAGGAGGAAATGAAAATGGCAGAAGCATTAAAAATCTATAATAGAGCTGACATTGTTAATTTTATGAAAGTTGACGATGGATATAAAAGAATGCAAGGATTTACAGAAGGTGGTAAGTCACTAAATTCTACAACTTATGATAGAAGATATATAGATGAAAAGACAGAAAGAAGTACAGTAACAGGATATTCAACAGAAATAGCTTATAGCTTTGATAGGATTGTAGGAAATGCAATCCATGAAAAAATAGCAAAAATTCATGATGATGAATTAGTTGGAGAAAGTGTTGAAATACTAACAGTTAATACAACAACAAAAGAGGCTAGATTAAGAAATTATAGTGTTATACCTGATGCTGATGGAGACTCAACAGACGCTTATACATATTCTGGAACATTCCATGCAGATGGAGACATAACAGTAGGTACAGCAGTAGTTACACCAGATGGTATGACAGCAACATTTACAGCTAAGGAGCTAATGAATGATAAAAAGTAGGGCAAGGAAAATCCTTGCCTTAACTATTGGGAGGAAACTATGAAAATAAAAAATATAGAAGTTAATTTTGATTTCTTAGATGCAGACGATGTAGAAAGATTTGAAAAAGAAGCAAAAAAAGTAGTAGAAGAATGTCAAAATAAAGATAAAATAGAAATGAGTTATGCAGAAGTAATAAGAGAAGAATGCAATATCATAGAAAACTTTTTTGATAATGTCTTTGGAGAAGGAATTTCTAATAAGATGTTCAACGGAAAGAAAAATTTAAAAGAACATATAAATGCATTTGAAGATATCGTAAATCAAAAAAATGAGCAACAACAAGATTTGCAAAGAACAATAGATAGATATCAACCAAACAGAGAACAAAGAAGACACAATCAATTTAAAGGTAAAAGAAGATAATGAATATAAATATTTTATTAGATAAATTACCCCAATATACCTCAGAAGGGTTAAAGATAAGAACAAATTTTAAAGAAAGCATTAAATTTGAATTATTAATGCAAGACAATAAAATCAGTGAAGTCGACAAATTAGCAATTGCTTTGAATTTATATTATTATGAAGTACCAAAAAATATAGAAAAAGCAGTAGAAGATCTGTTATGGTTTTACCGATGCGGTAAAGAAATTAAGACTAGTCAAAACAAAGAGAAAAATAAGCAAAAGCAAATTTATAGCTATGAATTTGATGCAGAATATATATATAGTTCATTTATGGAACAATATAAGATAGATTTAAATACATCACATATGCATTGGTGGAAGTTTAAAGCGTTATTTGAAGGTTTAAATGAAAATACGCAAATAGTAAAAATAATGGGATATAGAGCAATAGATTTGGGAAAAATAAAGGACAAAGAAGAAAAAGCAAGATATAAAAAATTAAAAAAGCTATATGCATTACCTGACATGAGAACAATAGAGCAAAAAGAAGCGGATTTTGGAAGAGCTTTTTGGTAATTCGACAAAATTCGACAACATTTTTCTTTTTCTTGTATTATAATATAATCATATTATAGTATAAAAGGAGGATATATTATGGCAAATTATACTACAATAACAAGTGATAAAAACAAAAAAACTGCAATGGGATTATGTTGTCTTGGGTTCATATGTATAGGAGGAATACATGATTTTTATTTAGGAAATTATGGGAAAGGTATCATAAAGCTAGTAACAGTAAATTGGTTTATGGTAGGAACATTATTAGATTTAATAAAAATAGCTTCTGGTGGGTATAAAGACAATTCAGGAGCACCATTAAGAAAATAGGAGGGCATAATGAAAAAATGGTTTTTATGTCCTTATTGCAAAAAGAAATTAATAAAATATAAAGAAGACGCTGAATCAAAAGGCGTCTTTTTATTATGCAAAAATTGTAAAAAAGAAATAGAAATAAAAATTAACAATAAGGAATAAAGTCTTTAAATTGAGCCAATGAGCCTGACTAGAAAGGAGATAGTCATGGCAGATGGTTCGGTTACAATTGACACTAAACTTAATAACGATGGATTTAAAAGTGGTTTAGGAAAGCTAGGAAGCATAGCCAAAACAGGATTAAAAACTGTAGCAGTAGCGACTGGTGCTGTTGCCTCAGCATTTGCAGGTATTGTAACAGCTAGTGTTAATGCGAGAGGAGAAATAGAGCAAAGTTTAGGTGGAGTAGAGACACTTTTTAAAGATAGTGCTGATAAGGTTATTAAAAATGCAAACAATGCTTTTAAAACAGCAGGAATGTCAGCAAATGAATATATGCAAAATGTAACATCTTTTAGTGCTTCGCTACTTCAGAGTGTTGCAGGAGATACTAACAAAGCAGCAGATATAGCAGATATGGCAATGACTGATATGTCAGATAATGCCAATAAAATGGGAACATCTATGGAATCCATAACTGATGCTTATCAAGGGTTTGCTAAGCAAAATTATACTATGCTTGACAACTTGAAGCTTGGTTATGGTGGAACAAAAACAGAAATGGAGCGTTTGTTAGCAGATGCTCAAAAGATTACAGGAATTAAATATGATATTAACAACTTAAGTGATGTATATGAAGCTATACATGTCATACAAGGAGAGTTAGGAATAACAGGAACAACAGCAAAAGAAGCTTCTGAAACATTGCAAGGAAGTTTTTCTGCAATGAAAGCATCGTGGAATAACTTTTTAAGCGGTGCAGGAGATTTAAGTCAAGTTGTAGATACGGCAACAGATGTTGTAAAAAACGTGGTAAGAATAGTAAACGAAGCAATTCCTGATATAGTATCAAGTATTTCAAAATCTTTACCAGAATTATTGGAGTTGGGCGGAGAAATATTGCAACAGTTAATACAAGGAATTATTACATACTTACCAGAACTAATGAATAGCGCAGGACAAATATTAAGTAGTTTAGCTCAAGGAATTATTCAAACGTTACCACAGTTATTGCCTGTAGTATTACAAATAATACAAACTTTAATTACAAATTTAACTAATTCTTTGCCACAAATAATACAAGTTGGATTTCAAGTGATTTTGCAATTAGCAACAGGAATAGCTCAAATGCTTCCAACCTTAATTCCAGAAGCGGTAAATTGTATTGTTACATTGGTTGAAGGATTACTAGATAATATAGATCAATTAATAGACGCAGGTATTCAATTGATCATTGGACTTGCAGAAGGATTAATAAACGCCTTGCCAACTTTAATTGAGAAGATACCTGTAATAATAGAAAAACTAATTAATGCAATAGTTAATAATTTACCTAAAATAATTCAAATGGGTATAACATTAATAGTGAAGTTAGCAGAAGGATTAATAAAAGCAATTCCTCAATTAGTTAGCAAAATACCACAAATAATAGGATCAATAGTAAAAGGATTAGGAGAAGGAGTTTCAAAAGTAGCAGAAGTTGGAAAAAATATAATTCAAGGACTTTGGAATGGAATAAGCAATATGCGGAAGTTGGATAGCTAACAAAATTAAAGGATTTGGCAAAGGAGTCTTAAATGGAATTAAGGACTTCTTTGGTATCCATAGTCCGTCAACAGTATTTAGAGATGAAGTAGGAAAATACTTAGCTCTAGGAGTGGGAGAAGGTTTTTCTGACAATATATCAAAGGTATATAAACAAATGAAAACAGCAGTAGACTTTCAAACACAAAAACTAAGTGCAAACTTAAGTACGACAGCTAGTTTCAATAGAGTAATAACAGCGAACATAAATGTAACAGGAGACACTTATATGGACAGCACAAAAGTTGGAAGAATGACAGCTCCTACGGTGTCAAAAACATTAAGGATAGGAGGTGCATTCAAATAGACTTACGATATAATGGAAAAAGTTATAAAGTATTAGATAGCATAGAAATACAAAAATCTTCAAGAGAACTAAAATATACAGATATAAAAATAGATTTTAAGGGAGGAACAATAGAAGACCTCCCTTTTTATATGCAAGAAATGCAAATATACGATATAAATAATAAACTGTTATTTACAGGATATTTAGAAAGTTATAAGATGCCTGAATTAACAATGTTAAATAGCATAGAAAACGAATTAAAATTAACTTTAATGACTCCACGTACAATGGCAACAAAAAAGACTGTAACAATCGTAACAACAGATACAATGTTAAATATTATTAATAGAATCTTTCGACCACTTTACAATGATGGATTTGCGTTAAAAGAAAGCAACTTTGACAATAAACCTATAACAGTTAAATTAATAGCGAGAACAATAGAAGAATGCATGAAAATTTTGTCTACTAGATATGCACTATATTGGAATATAAACGAATTAAAAGAAATTACAGTAAACAGCATTGAATATCAGTTTAATAAACCTTTTACAAAATCGATAAATATAAACAATTATAAAGAACAAATAAAAGGATTTACAAAGTTGGTTCCAAGTGTAGAAGGAACAGACTATGCTAATATAATAAATGTAAAAAATGCAAGAGTATTTTATAGTAAGTTTCAAACAGAAGGACTAAATATCAGTTTAAGCAACGGAGACAGAATAGATTTTGAAAATCCACTTGATATTAGTCTTTCAACAGCTAAAAGAATAAAGGCAAATTCGGTTGAGCAGGGTTCTTCCGTTGCAGTAACGAATTTGTCTATTGTTTATAACAACAATCAAGAAGCTTATATTATAAGCGGATTTAATACAAGTGGAGATATAAAACCACGGGAGCAACTATAAAGATATAGCAACAGATGGTAGTACAGGTGCAAAATTTGTATTAACACTGGATTCGACATTTAAAAATTTAGCAACAGGAATTACATATAAAGGCGAAGGTACAGTTACTATAAACGGAATATCTAGCCAAACATATCTAAGATATTCAAGTATGAAACTTCTTAATTGGCATGAAATAGAAAAAAACGCAGGCACTATAACGACAACTGGTCAAATAGAAAAAACTCTTAATGCTAAAGAAAAGTGGTTTACTGTACAAGAATTAACAGATTATGTCAGAGGAAACTTTGTTTCTAATGATAAAAATACAAATATTATAAAAATTTATTGCGATGAAGATAACAAAATAGAAATAGGAGATAGGTTAGAAATAGATTTACCAGAACTATATACACAAGGAAATTATATAACTACAGATATGACAATTTCAAAAGAATGGAATAATCCTTATGAATATATTATAGAACTAAGAAACACAGCATTATCTGAAAATTATGCTAATTTATTTCAAGATTCATTAGATACAGAAGAACAAGCAAATCAAGTAGAGGTTGAATATGTTGTGGAATATGCAGAAGAAGAGATAATAAAAGAAACTCACGAAGTTACATTAGATGAAAATTATAATAATACATTAAATTTTATTTTGAGAGGTTAGAAATGAAAATCAAGAATGAAGAAGTTTCAGTAAAAATTGGGAATAAAACAAAAGTGTTTACAAATCTAATAATGAATAGTTATCTAGATTTATTCGCAGATAGTTTTTTGAATTTTAAAAGCAAAAATTTACCATATTGTTTAGTAAATTTCACAAAAGGCAACTCGGATATTGATAAAGACTCTATTAAAATGCAATATGACACAATATTAGAAGCAGATTTCGCAAGTAATATAGAAACACTAACAGAAAATAATATAATAAATAAATACTTTTATCAAAGTCCTGTTGCAGATTATCCATATTTACAAGATTTCCAAGGAAAACAAATAATGCAATTAGGATTTGCAAATTGGGATGATGCAAAACAAGATTATGTATTATATGCTTATTTAGACATATCTAAATATAACATAACAATTCAAGAAAACCAACCTATTATAATAAGTAGAGTTGATAAAATAAGTAGCGATATGAATTTTTGGGGTAATGACAATAAATTAAAAGCACCGTATCACTTAACAGGTAGAGGGTTACTAGAACTTCAAGGAATGGATTATTCTAATATATATCCTAAGCTATATTCAATAGGTTTTGGTATTTTTCCGTATAAGTACATAGATGAATATTTACTAGAAAATTTAAATATCGAGAAAACAGGAACAGGAGAAATAACTATAACTGGAATAAATAATAATTTTGCTAAACCTGATTTATATCCTAAACCTGATTTATATCCTAAAGAATCTACGGCTAACTTATTAATTTATAAATTTAAAATGTTTAGAGAATATTACGAAGACCCGATGTTGCCTCCAATTTTAGAGGATACAGGTCTTTTTTATGTACAATACAAGGAATTAAATAGATATGGAGTAATTGACAAATTAAAAATTAAATATGAAAGAGGTTAGTAAAATGCCAATAATAAAATTTAATAATTACAAAGAACCTGGAATGTCTAAAGAAGT